CAAAGGTCTATACGAGCAGGCAAAGAGTTTTGCTGTAAGCGCTAATAAAGGTGACGTTACTGCAAAACATGGTGAAGAAGATACTAAGTCCAAGACACAGGACTCGGTACCATTTTAATCATGATTGGCCCATGGATAGACTCCCCCCTCTTCATGGGCCTACTTGAAGAGAACTATATATACGAAACAAAAGAAAGGAAACAAAAGAAAGATGCCAAGACCAAGGATTTGCCCAACATGCAACCAAAAGTTCGACATAACAAAATGGCAAAAAAGTAAAATTTATTGCACCGAAGTTTGTAAACCAACTTGGAGGCCAAACAGAGGTGGTGCCGTAGGAAGACCTAAGGCAAAGAAATGAAGTTTAAAGAAATATTTGAAGGCAATAATAGTGCTTACGGACAATTAATTTTATCAGGATCGACTACAGATAAAGGTAAAGCAGAAGGCAAAGCTTTTATAAAACGTCAACCGGTTACAGATACACTTTGGGAAGAGCACCTGGAGGGTAAAGATCCAGCTCTTGGAGTTATACCAATCAATGAGAACAATGAATGTAAGTGGGGTTGTATTGATGTAGATCAATATAACTTAGATCATTTGTCTATTATGCGTAACATAAAGGGGTTTGGTTTCCCTTTAGTGACATTCAGATCAAAGTCTGGTGGAGCGCATCTATTTTTATTTGCAAAAGATTTTATACCTGCAGCATTAATGCAGTCAAAACTAAAAGCTATGGCTGAGACTTTAGGTTTCGGTGGTAGTGAGATATTTCCAAAACAAACTGAGATACTCGTGGAGCGTGGAGACACGGGTAACTTCTTAAACTTACCCTATCACGGTGGCATCAGAGGACTTAGGTATACGTTTAAAGCTGGCGGTGAGGCTGCTAGTTTAGAATCATTCTATTCTATTTATGATGAGTGGGTGCAGACAAAAGAACAAATAGAAAATATTATTGTTAAAGAAAAAACACAAAGCAACGATGCTTTTAAAGATGGGCCACCTTGTTTAAATACTCTGGCACAAGATGGTTTTGGTGAAGGATCGCGGAACAATGCTTTGTTTAATGTAGCTGTATATCACAAGCAGGCGAACCCAGACAACTGGGAGGACATGTTGATGTCTGACAATCAGAAATACATGAACCCTCCTTTATCTTTTAACGAAGTGCAACAACTAATAAAGTCTGTCGGTAAACGTGGCTATGATAAATACAGGTGTAAAGAACAACCAATATGTGGTGTTTGTAATGCTGCTAAATGCAGGACTAAAAAGTTTGGTGTTGGGTTTGAAGAAGAACAAATGCCAGAGCTAGATACACTAACAAAGATTACATCTAACCCACCACAATGGTTTTTAAATGTTGGTGGTAAGAGAGTAGAATTAAAAACTGAACAACTACACAATCCTAATTTATTTGCAATTGCAGTGTTAGATCAAGCTAACGTAGTATCACCCATACCAAAGGCAGCAGACTGGAGAGAAGTTTATTTAAAAACTTTAATGCAAAATTTGCAAGAGATAGAATCACTAGAGTCATTAGATCCGATAAACCAAATAGTAAATTTATTGTATGACTTCACAGTCAATAGACCGGCAGCAAGAACAAAAGAGGACATGTTAAATAAAATGTCATGGACTGACGAAGGTTACACTTATTTTAGAATGGATGACTTTTATTCTTTTTGTAAACGTAACAACTGGGAAATAGATAAAATTAAAACAGGAAACTTAATTAAAACTTTAAAAGATATTTTTATAAAAGAAGAGCGTATGACTTTAAATAATCAAACGCCAAGAGTTATAAAAATTAAAGCGATGAAAAAAAACAAACCAGAAATTAGTAAAGAAAAATATCAGGAGGTACCTTTCTAATGTATAAATACGATAATATAGACTACTACACAGATCCTATAAGATTTGAACTTATAAGAGAAACAGAAAAAGCTAGACTAATAAGTGTTCCAAATGGACCAACAAGTCTAGACGCACTAGACTTTTGGATGCCAAAAAGCATAACAAAAAGTTTTACAAAAATAAATAAAAGACTTTACAAGGCAAGGTTCTGGGAGGAGGCGTACTGGGGAAGTTTTAATAGAGCACAAGAACAAAGAAAGCGATCTCCAAGAATGCTCAGTGAGGGAGGCATGGTCTGAAAACTATAATACTTGGTCCACCAGGCACAGGTAAGACAACAACACTATTGGATTTAGTGGATGAATTCATACGAGCTGGGACAGACATAAAAAGGATAGGTTATTTTTCTTTTACAAGAAAAGCTGCCAACGAAGCTATAACAAGAGCAGAAAAAAAATTTATGATAGAACAAGAGAATATACCCTATTTTAAAACTTTACATTCACTTGCTTTTAGAATGTTAGGTTTAAAAAAAGAAAGAGTTATGAAACCAAGTGACTACAGAGACTTTGGTTTAAAAATGGGTATACCAATAAAGACAGCATGGCACAGCACAGAGGATGGCATTTTTAATTCTGATAATGAGTATTTAAGACTTATAAATAAAGCAAGGGTTTTAGAAATACCTGTGTTGGATCAATACGACAAAAACGAACACAGTTTAGATATTGAGCGAGATATATTATATCTTATAGATCAAGAACTTACGAGGTATAAAAGAGAGAAAGGATTAGTAGATTATGATGACATGCTTCAAGAGTTTATTGAAAAAGATGTGTCACCGAGTCTTGATGTATTGTTTATTGACGAAGCACAGGACCTCTCACCTCTACAATGGAGAATGGTCCGGACTCTATGGTCGAAAGCAAACAAGACTTACATTGCAGGGGACGACGATCAGGCTATATTTAGATGGGCTGGCGCTGACGTTGATACTTTTATCGCTCTTAAAGAAGAAGTAGATGAGATAAATACATTAAGTCAATCATACAGAGTTCCAGGGGGACCTATACATGATCTCTCACAAAAAATTATTAATAAAGTATCTAACAGGTATGATAAAAGTTATTTACCAAGACAAGAAATGGGTGACCTGACAAGATACTCTGACATAGCACAAGTAGATATGTCACAAGGTCAGTGGTTGGTATTAACAACAGCTCACCATTTTTTAAATGATGTAAAAAATTTTTGTGAACTGCAAGGTTGGTACTACTCACACAAAGGATCTAACTCTGTTAAGGTAGACTTGATGAATTCAATAGTAAACTGGGGTCGATGGATAAAGGGTGATCTTGAGTTAGCAACTTTGCAGATAAAAAATATATATTCTTACCTTGGTGAAAATGTTGCCCCAGGATACAAAAAAGGTAAAACAATGCATGAAGAAAAACGCTATAAAATAGGAGAATGTATAGCGGAACATGGATTACAAACAGATGCTGTTTGGTTTGAAGCTTTTTCATGGTTGGATACGACGACAAAAAATTACATACGTAGTATGTTAGCTAACAAAGAAAAGATTACACAAACACCAAGAATAATTTTATCAACAATACACGGAGCAAAAGGAGGTGAAGCTGATAATGTATTACTTTTTTCTGATATTACTAAGTCTGCTGTGGACAACGATGATCGTGATCCAGATGAATTACATAGGTCTTTCTACGTTGCTGTAACACGGGCAAAAAAATCGTTACACATACTAGAGCCAAAGAACTATGATAGGGCATACATACTTTGAGATTTCATGAACACATAAAAGGCGACAAGGCAGAATATATTGCTGCAATGTGGTTATGGGATCAAGGGTATTTAGTTTGCAGGAACATGTCACAGCAGGGGGCTGTTGATCTTGTTGCCATTAAAGAACATGAAGTTATACTAATAGATGTAAAATCAGAATGTGTAAGAAAGAGAGACGGATATAAAATTAACAGATCACTGACACCGATACAAAAAAATCTTGGTGTCAATATTTTAAATGTAAACGTAGAAACAGGAGACTGCACATATGTCTAAAAAACACGATCCAGTGAATTTCCCTTCACACTATAACAAAGGCGGCATTGGTTGCATTGATGCAATTAAGTCTTGCCAGGGCGATGGTTTTAAATACTATCTACAGGGTTCAGCTATAAAGTATATTTGGCGCCATGAGCACAAAGGCAAACCGCTAGAAGACTTAGAAAAAGCCATTTGGTTTTTGAACAAATTGAAGGAAGAATATAAGTGAGAACATTACAGCAACCACTATTTACACCAGATACAGAGTGGGTGCCACCAGATAGGTTACCTGATTTATCTAGTCACAAAGAAATAGCCATTGACTTAGAAACAAGAGATCCAAACCTGATGACTATGGGTTCAGGTGCGGTAAGAAGAGACGGTGAGGTTGTTGGTATCGCCGTTGCGGTTGAAGGATGGTCCGGTTACTTCCCTATAGGGCATGAAGGTGGAGGGAACATGGACCGCGCATTGGTCTTGGATTGGTTTGAAGAATTACTACAAACGACATCAACAAAAATATTTCACAATGCCATGTACGATGTATCCTGGATCAGGTCACTTGGCTTTTACATAAACGGTGGCATCATTGATACGATGGTTGCAGCATCCATTTGTGATGAGAATAGATTTAGTTACACATTAGACTCTGTTGGTAAAGACTATATTGGTATGCGTAAAAACGAAAGCCTTTTAAGAGAAGCTGCGAAAGATTGGGAAGTAAATCCAAAGGCAGAGATGTGGCGATTACCGGCACCGTTTGTAGGTGAGTATGCAGAGAAGGACGCGGAGATCACACTGAAGCTGTGGCAGGCATTACAACATGAAATTTCAAAACAAGATCTGTGGAATGTTTTTAATTTAGAAACTAATTTGTTTCCATGCCTGGTCGATATGAAATTTAAAGGTGTACGCGTTGATGTTGAAAAAGCTGTAGCACTTAAGACACAGCTGACAGTGACAGAAGGTCAGTTGTTACGAGATATAAATAAGATTGCAGGTTTTGAGGTAGAGATATGGGCTGCTGCATCAATTGCAAAAGCTTTTGACAAATTAAAGCTACCCTATGATCGGACCGACAAAGGAGCACCAAGTTTTACAAAAAACTTTTTAGCAACTAACCCAGCAGAGCTGCCTAAACTTATTAGTGAGGCTAGAGAAATTAACAAAGCGAACACAACATTTATTGATACAATAATAAAACACGAACACAAAGGCAGGATTCACTCTGACATCAACCAGATAAGATCGGACCAGGGTGGCACGGTTACTGGACGGTTTAGTTACAGCAACCCGAATTTGCAGCAGATACCAGCAAGGCACAAGCAGCTTGGACCGATGATTAGGGGTTTATTTATACCAGAGGAAAAATGTATGTGGGGTTGTTTTGATTACAGCCAACAAGAGCCAAGAATATTAGTGCACTTTGCATCTTTAATGAAGATGGAGGGCACAGGATCGATAGTTGATACCTATAAAGATGGTAGCGCAGACTTTCACCAAATGATTGCGGACATGGCCGGCATTGAACGTAAACAGGCTAAGACTATAAACTTAGGTATCATGTATGGTATGGGCAAGAACAAACTGATGGCTGAATTAGGATTAATGAAAGATGCAGCCGAACAATTATTAAAAACATATCACCAGCGAGCGCCGTTTGTAAAAATGTTATCAGAAGCAGCGACAAGGCAAGCGGAGGATGCAGGTGTGATTAGAACTTTAGAGGGTAGAAGGTGTCATTTTGATCTTTGGGAGCCCTATGGTTTCGGTATTAAGAAACCACTGAAGCATGCAGACGCACTCAGGGAGCATGGACCGGGGATTAAACGCGCGTTCACGTACAAAGCTTTGAACAAGTTGATCCAAGGATCAGCTGCGGACATGACAAAGAAAGCCATGTT